AAGTAGCAGCACGACCCACCGGCTGAGCAATATCGCGGTCGAACGCATCACCGACAGCCTTCACAGGCCGAAGAACAGTACTCGCCGGAGACGAGGTAGACCCTCCTACATCAAGGTTAGTAGTCTCAGACTTGAGCTTAGCGGTAGCAGCGCCGGCCTCGCCGGCCTGAGCACCATAGAGAGCGGCCTGGGCCCTATTGGTAACCATCTGAGTGTCCATCACATCGAGACGTTTAAGAATCTCGGCCTTTTGAGCATCGGGGATCTGTGACTGAGCGACGATGAGCCGAGTCTGAGCCTTGATCTGCTCATTAGAAGACAGCTTATTTTCAGTATCCGCATCCGTATTACGAATTCCGGCACGGATAGAGTCGGCCTCCTGGACGGCCTTGAACGCCTGAACGGCATTAGAAGCGACAGCCGAAAGAGCGTCAGGACCAGTAGCAGGCGAGACATGAGCCAAAGCGGCCTGCGCCGACGGCGCAGAGCCAGGCCCCATAGAGAAAGACTGGCCAGAAGGAGAGCCGATACCGGTTATACCACCGGACGGGAAGCCAATTGACGCAGGTGAAGCAGACGCCGACGATCCGCTCCCCATTGGCGAACCGGAACCGCCGACACCGAGGATGGGATTAAGCCCGGCGGCTCTGAGGTCGGCGACCTGTCGCTGGAAAGCGGTAGAAGACAATCCGAGTTGGAATTGTCGGTTTTTTTCGGCTTCTTGTGCATTGTAACCCTCGATCTGAAGCTGTTGAGCGGCATTGAAGTCACGGGCCTTACCAGCCTGCCAGTCCTGGAAGCCGAAGTTTTGGTCCATAGCGTACTTAGAAAAGTCGACCTGGTTCTGCTGCATCTGAGCGGAGAAATCCATGGCACGCTGAGCAGCAGCCTGGTTTGTATCGGTCGCAATAGCACGCTGCTGGTTGATAAACTCGCGTTGATCACGAGCGATCTCAAGATTAGTACCAGTCGCGATATTAGAGAGACCGATATTAGTGGCGTTGGCATTGGCCTGATTGATGGCATTAACACCAGTGCTGATAGCGGTACCAGCAAGGGTGGCGCCCCCAGCGATGAGAGCGGCTGTGACAGGATCGGCCATCAGAAGTGATCAATCAGGCCCGGAACACCGTAAACAGGCATCGGGCGAGCGCAACGAACCTTGAAGAAGAAGTCCGAAATGAAAATCGGCTCACTCGGAACAGCAACCACCCGATCGAACGGTGGATGCTCCTCGATAAAGGCAGCGTTGAGCAACGGCCTGGTAGAGAAGTCCTGGGCGAGATGCCATACGTCCAGACTTTGAGGATCAGACGATCGGAATTTTCCGGTGATCGTTGAACGAGCGTAACGATATTCAGCGAACCGCTCCTGATAACCCCATACCTCTTCATCACCGGCAGTGCCATCAAAGAAAATCTCCTTAGAAAGAACAGCCTGTTCACCAATATGGGAAAGAGCAGGCCAATAGAAGTCGAAACGGCCTCGACGAGACCACATACGATCAAGACCTTGCTGATAGTTCAAATCGGCGCGAACGCAGACCAATCCGACAATGACACCATGCTCCGTAAAGGACTTAGAGAAGCCGTGCCCGTGCATTGAGGAAGTGCCGAAACCAGCCAAATTCCCTTGTGGCGTATCGGGGTCAGTTCCGGGTGTAGTTTGAGCAACAGGCGCAACGATAAGCTCCGACTGACCGCCCCCAAGGTATTCTGGGCGCTGTAGCCGGGCATCTGGAGATACCACGCCAAAATGGCTACGGATAATCTCGATATATCGCGTTCCACCCCGGGCATCCCTCTCATACAAGCGTTGAATAGCGAAAGCCTGACGAAGCTGATTAATCGTCGCGGCAGTAGCAACAGATAAGTCGACAGCAAGACCGCTCTCCGCCCAGTTAAGAGCGTTGGTAGCGGTACCGACGCCAGAAAAGCCACCGAGGTTCACATCAGAGGAGCCGGTGACGGTCTGAAGATAGCCAGGACCGCCAGGGATGCCCGAAGACGAGAAGAACGGCGTGTTAGAACCAAGCCAATCGGGAACAATCGGAGCATGGGTGCCAAGCGGGATAGAAACCGACTCACCCTTCTGCGGGAAGGGAAGCGACGCAGTGAAATAATCGTGCCGCTTACCACGCCTCAACGGGATGTAATTGGAGGCGGGATCGGGACCGTCATGGGTTGGGACAAGAACCCGGTCCTGCAAGTTTTCATCCCTGAACCACTCGTTCCAGATGAGATTATAAGCTCTGAAGTGAAACGTATTCGTACGTAGAGAGGCGACCCCGAGCGGCAACCCGAAGTAGTCACCGAGAGAACCAGAAGCCCAACCACCGGAAGCCGGAGCCGTAACCTCGGGACACAAAAAGTCCGTAGAGTCGCCAGGATTAGGTTGCTCGCCATTGAACCGTTGCCAATTGTCCCAAACCAGGCGGTTAGGGACGAAGAAAAAGAAAGTATTGAAGTAAGCATTGTCCATGACTGGCTTAAGCGGCGTCGAAAGGCGGGCGAAGCCCGTCATGTTAACGCGAAACGTATCACCGGGTAAGACCTCATCCCAGAAAATGGGTATGAGAAGACCACCATCGAAGGTAGACTTATTATTGCGAGAACGGTCAAACGATGACCGGGGAATGTCCGCTCGCGGGACCTGCGAGAAGACATGATTTTGGTTAGTCGGAAGCCTCATGGCGCAGCGCTCCCATTAAGAGCAGGATGCTCTGGTACTTTGTTACGAAATGGCGCATTCTGCTCAGCAGTGAACAAGTCAGCCTCGGAAGGACGACGAGGGATGAAGTCAACAGCGTTGCCGAGATGCTCGAAAGCGAACGTAGCCTGATCGAACTGGCCGGAAGCATCATTCCAGGTACCAATCATATAGAGCGAAAAGTCACCAGGATGCTTACCAACGAGGGTCGACATATCAGAAGCGAGGTCCTGGAATGTTCGAAGAGCCTCACCAGTTGAAGGGAAATACCAAGGCCGGGAAAAGTAGCCCGCCTTGATATCAAGGACCGCGAAAACCTTGTAGATCATGTGTCATCTCCTACAGTGCGTTTAAGAGCCGCGGTGCGGAGGGTCACGACCTCCTCACGAACGGCCAGCCGGTCAGGCGTAGAGTCGGAGGCCCTTTTACGGGCCTCCTTTTTTGTGCGGTAAGCGAGCCGAAGCTTCGCATCCTCCTCAAGCTTCGACTTGTAATACCGAGGCACCGGACGCTTCTGGCCATCGATCACGAGATAGTCAGAAGGAAAACAGTCCCGAGAGAACTGATCATACCAGCCGGACCCGATACCGGGCCGACGAGACATGAGAGCGAACTCAGGGACGATGCGCCAGAACTCACCAGTGAGGGGATGAGGACGGACGTAATGGGCGGCAGCGCGCTCGCCGCCGACTTTTTTCATACAGTAGCGGGCAACGTAGCCCGCCGACTCAGAAGAAACATGACCTACCTCACAATGGCCCCACGGCCAAAGCTGCTCGAGGAAGGCAGATCGGTAGGTAGTATTACCCCGGCCGGTCGCGCGCCACGGCACGAGGTCGGGGAACTGGTAACCGAAGATGATGGCGTGGTAGTGGGGCCTCCATGTGAGTTCACCATATTCGCCAACAGCAAAATACCTAATACGAGTGGGACCCAGGCTCTTACGTAGCCTCTTGAAGAATAGCTGTACCGCCCGCACGGACAGACTGCCATCTTCCGGGAGATGCTCATCGGAATAGGTGATGGTGAGGAAGGAATTACTGTCATGGAGGGACGCCTCATGGACCATCCGAGTAGACCAATCCTTGGCCTTAGTCAGACGGCAACCGATACAACGCCCGCAAGGAACCTCGAGCGGCTGGGCACCGACATAGGACTTGCGGGCTTCAAAGACGACCTGCCGGTTAGGGGGCTTACCCGGCCAGGCCTTCAGAGGGTGGTAACAGGTCAGAGGCGAATGCCGCCCCGCATGGGACCAGTGGCCAGATTACGGCGATGGGTCCCAGCGTTACGGCGGAAGGAGCGTCGAGAAGCTCCCCTGGACATGCGACTGCGGTAAGCCATTGTAAACGCTCCTAGAAGTTAAGACACTCAGGGAGTGTCAGTTGTGACATTAGACATCAAGTATATAATGTCACAAGCACTTTTTTCGGGGTTTTTGAAATCGCAAGAAAGATTGCTCATGGGGCGGGCGCGCCGCGCCCGAAGGGGTTTTGACGCTCTAGCGCCGCTGGGCGCGTCAATCGCCCGGTCCGCTAGCGGACCGGGCTCTGAGGTCAGCGCAACGGCTGACATTTGTATTTAACCGAACGGTTAGGGAAGGGTGGGCTCACCACCCGTAGGAACCGAAGGGTTCCTGTTCTCCGGGTTACCCGGAGGTTGAGGCGTAGCAGGCCCTTTCAGGATACCAAGCTCCTGAAGTTTGTTGGCCTGCGCGGGGTCGTGCAAAGCGGCAAGCAAGTTGCCGGGGTCGTTAGCGAAATATCGCCGGACGACCGAAGGTAAGGCGTCGAAAGCATCGCTCGCCGCGTTGATAAGATTAAGAGATTGTTGGAAGTCAATTTGATCAGGTAAGTCACCATAGACAGGTTGTTGTTTAGATATATGAGTTATTATTCCAGTTTTTTTGAATTGAGTTAGTATAAAGTTGATATCACATTCCTGTTTGTGACTTTGTTTAGTAACAAGCTGATCACCACAAGAATAAGAAACGCGACGTCGCGAGATAGACATGAGTTTTACTCCATAGTTAGTTAAGATCAGGGAGCAATAGTAGCATCGGGGGGATTAACCCCGATGGACCGACCGATAGCGCGGATAGAATCCCGCAGAAAATTACCGGTCGAAGTAGCAGCACGACCCACCGGCTGAGCAATATCGCGGTCGAACGCATCACCGACAGCCTTCACAGGCCGAAGAACAGTACTCGCCGGAGACGAGGTAGACCCTCCTACATCAAGGTTAGT